GGTGTATCCATTACCTCTGGTATTGGAGATGAGAGTGTAACAGCTAGTGCCTCTGTATCACCTTCAACTGCTGGAGCACCAAGTTTTACAATAGGAACCGAGACTGTTGCAGCTAGTGCTAATATTAGTCCTACCACAGCAGGACAAATTACTATAGGATTAGGAGATGAAACTGCCTTTGGTGAGGCATTTCAAAACATTATTAACTTTAGTGTGGGATCACCAAACTTCTTTATTTGGAATGAAGTGGATGACTCACAAACTATTACCTGGATTGATGTAGAACCAGGGTCAACGGATTAGGAGTAAAAAATGGCATCGTCATATTCAAGTGCACTAAACTTAGAGTTACAAGCCACAGGTGAAAATTCGGGAACCTGGGGTAACATTACAAATAACAATTTACAAAAAGTAGAATCAGCTATTAAGGGTTATGTATCTGTAGCAATTGCTAGTACAACTGACTCCTTAACAGCAACAGATGGATCTACTACAGATGAGCAAAGTAATGCCATTATAAAATTAACAGGCACACTAACTGGTAATACTACTGTGCAATGTGAGGCAGTAGAGACATGGTACATAGTTGATAACGCAGCAACTATGAGTACACATACACTTGGATTTAAACCAGCAGGTGGTACAGCTACTAATCTTGTAGCAGGATCAAAACATATTTTATACTCCGATGGATCTACTATGTTCGATGTCTTAAACGATGCAGGAAATATCAAGGCCAACGGAACACTGACTGTATCTGGTAACACATCACTTGATGGTGGCACATTTGTATTTAATGAATCTTCTGCTGACTTAGATTTTAGAATTGAAGGTAATGGAGATGCTAACTTATTTTTTACAGACGCTGGTAATGACCGTGTAGGTATTAAAACAAACTCACCCTCTACAGAATTACATGTTGTTGGTGGCATTAAAGCCACAGGCACTATTGACTTTGACGGTGGTGGATTTGTTTTCAACGAATCTAGTGCTTCAGTAGACTTTAGAGCTGAAACAAATACTTTGACTCATGCATTTTTCATAGATGGATCTGCAGATAAAATTGGTTTTGGTACAAGCTCACCAGCTAATGCTAGTGTTGAAATAAACCAGGCCAACTCTTCAGGTGCTATTGCATGTTTATCTTTAGATCAAGACGATCAAGATCAAGAGTTTATATATTTTGACGGAACATCTGCTAGTGATAGTTCAGCTAGTCTTTCATCATCAACTGGTACAACAAGTAGTAAAGTAGGAGCGATTAGAGTAAACATTGGTGGGACAGATCGTTGGATTAGATTTTATGATTCTGCAGTATAGGAGCCACAATGCCACTTACAAAATTGCAAATAGCACCAGGTATAGATAAACAAAATACTGAATATGGTGCAGAAGGTCGTTGGGTTGATTGTGATAATGTTAGATTTAGATACAGCTTACCTGAAAAATTAGGTGGTTGGGAGAAAGTTACAAGTGATGCACTCGTAGGTGCAACAAGAGCCATACTTACTTATAGTGATTTAAGTGGTGTTAAGTATGCAATCTATGGCACTAACAAAAAACTTTATGCATACTCAGAAAATTCATACGCTGATATAACTCCTATTAGAGCTACAGGAACAGGCAATATAACACAATTTGAAACTACCAATGGTAGCACTACAGTTACTGTTACAGACTCATCTCATGGAGCTTTGATTGGTGACTTTGTAACAATTGCAAGTGTCAGTGGTGCAGTAGGTGGTATCTCTGCAGCTAACTTAGAAGGTGAGTTTGAAATACTTACAGTCCCTAATGCTAACACATTTACTATAGAAGCAAAAGCAGCGGCTAGTTCTGATGCTACAGGAGCCACGGCCAACGGAACATATCAAATCAATACAGGATCAGCGACATCTATATTTGGTTACGGATGGGGTGCATCTACATACGGTGCCTCAACTTGGAATACAACTAGAGAAGGATTGACAGGTGGTCAAGGTGTGTTACTTGAGTCAGCTAAATGGGCTTTGGACAACTGGGGTGAAGACGTATTAGCTTTACAATTTAATGGTGGTTTGTTTTATTGGGACACATCTGCAGGATTATCTAGCAATAGATCTTCAGTGACTAATGTCTCTAATGCACCTACAAAAACAAGGTTTATGTTAGTATCAGGCGATGACAGACATGTCGTTTGTTTTGGTACAGAAACAACAATTGGCACATCATCCACACAAGACAATATGTTCTTGAGATGGTCAGGTCAAGAAGATCAAAATGTTTGGACACCGACAGCAACTAATACAGCAGGATCAAAAAGATTGGTAGATGGTAACTTCATACAAACAGCAGTACGATCAAGAGGTGCTGTTCTTATATGGACAGATACAGCTCTATATCAAATGCAGTTTATTGGACCACCACTAACTTTTGGATTCAATCAGCTAGGTTCTGCTTGTGGTTGTATAGGATTAAATGCAGCTAAAGATGTCGGTGGTGTATCGTTTTGGATGGGCACAGACTCATTCTTTCTATTTGATGGTGCAGTGCAAAAGATACCATGTAGTGTACAAGATTATGTATTTGATGATTTAAATGTAAATGCTAAGCAAGATATATTTTGTGCAGCTAACACTGACTACAATGAAGTCATGTGGTTCTACCCTTCTGCTAACTCACAACAAATAGATAGAGTGGTGTTTTATAATTATGCAGAAAATTTGTGGTATATAGGATCATTAGCTAGAAGTTCATGGGCTGATCGTGGTACATATGATAATCCTTATGCGGCTGAATTTAAATCTACAGATACAACTGCAACAATATCTACAATTACAGGACTCAAAGCAGGTAGAACATTTGTACATCTACACGAGTTTGGATCTAACGATGATGGTAGTGCTATGAACACACACATAGAATCTGGTGATGTTGATATAGCAGACGGAGATCAGTTTATGTCTATTGGTAGATTGATACCTGACTTTAAATCACAAGCAGGCACTGTAGATCTTACAATTAAAACTAGGCCTTATCCTAATGGCACACAAAAGACACACGGATCTTTTGATATTACAACTAGCACAACTAAAAAAGATACAAGAATAAGAGGTAGACAAGTGGCTGTAAGAGTTGCTAGTGATGCCATTGATGACAATTGGAGATACGGCACCCTTAGATTAGATATTAAACCAGACGGAATGAGAGGATCATAATGTCAAAAATACAAATACCTAGATTACCACAAGCAACACCAGAATATAGTCAACAACAACAAAACACATTAATACAAACACTAGATCAACTAATATTTTTATTAAACAATACATATACACCAGAAACATTAAGAGAAGAAGATGAAAGGATAAGTTGGTTCCTATCGTAAATGGCTAATACATATACAAACTATAAGGCTATATTAACAAATACAAATTTGACTACGTTGTATACTGTACCTGCAGAGACCACGGCTATTATAAAATCAATACATGTAGCTAATGTAGACGCATCAAATGACTGCGAGATATCTGTATTCTTAGTAGATTCTGGTGCAACTAGTTACACATTACAAAAGAGTAGAGATGTAGAAAAAGGATCTACGCAAGAGATATTAGCTGCAGGTAACATCAGTCAAATTTCAGCAGATTCTCATACCGCTACTGCTACACCTTTGATAGCAAAAGAGTCAGAGATAATAAAAATACAAGCTGAGAATGCTAATGATTTACATGTAATTCTTAGTGTTTTGGAGATAACATAAACATTGCAAGGAGACTAAAAAATGAGTATAAAAGAAGATACAATCGTTGTTGCTGGGAAGACAATTCCTAAGATAGATGTAGAAGCTACTACAACTATTAAACACGCAAAAACAGGTAAAGTCTACGCTTCTGACGAAGAAGCAACCAAAGACGTTCAAGATCCTGCCACCGACACAACAGAAAATGACATACAAAAAGATGTCGCTATTAAAGTAAACAAAATGCCGGATATATTCGGAGGGACAAGTTAAACATGGATTATAGCATGCAACAATACGAAACTGGTGGTTTGGGGTCATTCCAAGCTGAGGTTTCAAAAATTGCAGATTTAGGTAGATTCGAAGATGCTTACATAGCACATGTCGCTGAAGGCGAAACAGTTGTGCCTATGGAAGTTCTTGATTCTAATCCTAGACTAAAAGCAATGTTGTTCAATCAAATGCTAGACATGGGTATTAACCCTGAAAGATATATTGTAGGTAATGATTTTAACTCTATCAATCCAGTAACAGGACAACCAGAGTTTTTCTTAAAAAAAATTTTTAAAGGTGCTAAGAAGGCACTAAAAAGTATAGCACCATATGCTGGCACTCTAGCTGGTTTAGCTGGTGCAGGACCCATGTACTCTGCACTTATTGGTGCAGGTGTACCATTGTTAGCTGGTAGTGACGCTGGAGATGTTATTGCTGGAGGCATTGGAGGATTTGGTGCAGGTAAAATTATGGGCACTAGTGATTTCTTTTCTGGATTACCAGCACCAGAGACTGGCATATTTGCTGGTGGTGAGTACGGTAAATTAGGACAAAATTTAGGGTTACAAAGTGCAGAAGAGAAAGCAACTTTTGATCAAATGCAGGCAGATGTAATGGCTAATGATGCATTAAACTCAGCTGAAAAAGTAGAACAATTAGAAGCAAATAAAAAATTATATAAAAAAGGTATATTTGATAATCCAGTTGCCTTGGGCACTATCGGAGCCGCATCTTTACCATTAATAATGCAAGGTTTAAAACCTGAAGACCAAGGATCAATCGAGGATAAATTTCCTGGTTTTTA